ACATCTTCTCCCTCCTTGCGGGCTTGGTATCCCGCTTGGTGTGGCGACAAGTTACCCACTGGGCTAAGGTTTTGTTGGTTTACCTGGCCAGTGAGCTAGAGTCCTACGGTAGGCGGACTCTACAAAGAGAAAGACCGACCCACGAACGAGAGGAGGTGACGACTCCTCGCGTGGTAATGCCTGGGGGCCAGCAACCTGGCTTCTTTGGTTTGCCCCGGCTGTCAGAACTCGGCGTGCTGCCCGGCTTTGGGGAGGCAGTGCCCGATTGGTCTGACGAGGGTGGCCAACCTGACCCCCGAGACGGCCTAGGTGGCGGGTCCTCTGCACCGGCACCTGGAGGAGATAGTCCTGGGCCTGACGAGCCCAGTGTGGTGTCATTACAGGGTGACATCACGATCCGTGGAAGGGTCAGGCTCCGGCGACGGGCCAGATGGGTGAACGCCATTGTCGAGGCGTTCGGCTTGGAGCAGGGTCTCCTGGGTAGTGTTTTCCGTGGGCGGTGGGTACCAGACCTCCCTGCGGATGACGCCACCCCTGAGGCTCGCTTTCTGGCAGCCCTGCTGGAACGCGGAGCAAAGGTCCTAAGCCAAGGGCCAGTGGAGGTGGAGGCGGGAGATGAGGAGGCTGGCGAGCGGCGCGAGTTGCGCCATGTAGTCCTAGGTCTGGGGGGCGAGACACATGTAGTCTGCCCGGACCTACTCGCCAAGCTGTGCGTACATGCCGTCTTTCGGCGGCGGGATGCGGCGCTAGTGTCCCTCCTGAGGCTCAAAGCTCAGGAGTGGTGCCGCTCCAAGCGCGTGAGCGATCGGGATGCAGCTTTGATGATCCCCGATTGTGTGGCACTGGCGTGTCTGAGGAGCTCCCCAGAAGCGTCAGGCGAGGCCATACTCCGCTCGCGTGCCATGTACGGCGCGACCTTCTTCCCCTGGCTCCGTAATTGGCTAGGGAGCGATTGGTGGAACGCACGTGCGTAGGACAGCCCGGTACGGACCTACGGGCTCTGTTGTGCGGAGGAGCTAGACAATAACCTTCCTCTTCGTGATGGGGCTCATATGGAGTGTAAGACCGGCCTGGGCTGCGATCCGAGACGTGCGAGGACACTCACTGTGGCGTGGCCAATGACAAGGTGGGGGTGTTGGGTCCCCTATGTCCACGCCAACTGCAACCACAACGAGACCGTTGCCCTTTTGAAACGGTCTCTCGGTCCTACACCCGAGCCTGCTGATGGATGCAGCGCACTCAAGCCGGCCTTTAAGAGGTTGGCTAGGGTGGCATCCAGATATGGGGGCGATAAGTGGGACTACCTGGAAACCGCCAAATCTTACACGGGTGCATTAAGGCGGCGATACCTCGAGGCGGAACGCTCCCTTAGGGAGGATGGTCGGTTAAGCTCTTCTGACTACCTTCTAAAGGCGTTCTTGAAGGCCGAGAAGCTGGGCGAGAAAGTCGCGAAGCCTAGGTTGATATTCCCAAGGTCACCTAGGTACTGTCTTGCCCTTGCGTCTTGGTTGAAACCCTTTGAGCACTGGTTGTGGGGTAACCTGCAGTCGGTAGGGACTCGAGGTGTAAAGAAGACCAGGGTTGTGGCGAAAGGCCTCAATGCGGTCGAACGTGCCAACCTGATAAGGCGCAAAATGCGGCACGTCCGGGACTGCGTGGTGTTTGAGGTTGATGGGAAAGCCTTTGAAGCCCATCAGGGAGTAGAGCAGCTGCGGCTAGAACACACCATCTACGGCGCCGCTTATCCGGGGGCTACGGATTTGCAGCGACTGTTAGCAGTGCAGCTCAAGATGTGCGGCAAGACCGCTGGGGGAGTGAGATTTGAGCGGGAGGGCGGCAGAGCAAGCGGAGATTTCAACACTGGCATGGGCACCACCCTTGTCATGTTGAGCGTTGTCGACACTGTCATGCGACTGACTGGGGCACGCCAGTATGACTGCCTCGTCGACGGCGACAATGCGTTAATCTTCCTGCGTCGAGCTGACGTACCTCTCGTGGTTCCTAGATTTCACGACCTAGCCAAGCACGTCTCAGGCCATGAAATGGTGCTCGAAAGACCTGTGGATTACTTCGAGGGTGTCCGCTTCGGACAGAGTCAACCCGTTCTTGCGGATGGCAAGTGGAGGATGGTGCGCGATTGGAGAAAGGTGCTTAGTGGGGGGACAGCCAGTCACCGCTGGTTGAATGAACCACGCTTTGCTCGCGAGTATCTTCGTGGCGTCGGAATCTGCGAGTCACACTTGAATCGGGGTGTGCCAATTCTGGGGAAGTGGGCCGAAACCCTACTGACACGCACGGAGATCGGGCGGTCGGTGCGGATGGAACCGCACCGTGATTATCAGGTTCTGGGGGTACGTTTCGAGGGGCTTGAGGCTGGGCAGTATCGTCCGCCGACGCGGGAGGCTAGGGAGACCTTTGCGAGGGCATTTGGTGTTGAGCCCGAGCTACAGGTTGAGATCGAGGCTTGGTTGGCCAGGGGACAGGCATTGGTAGTGCCTGTTCAGCCTTTGGAACCGAGCCGCGAGTTCCCCGACCCCTACTGTCAGGCGGACGATTGGTGAGTTAGTGGAAGACCGGGGACGGTGAGACCGATGCCTGCGGAGGCTCGGTGCGGAGAGGGGGTGGCCACGTTCGTCAGCCTGTTATGTAGGCGGAGCCCATGAAAGCGGTAAGAAAGTATCCCGCGGGCCCACCGGCTACCTAAGCGGTTCGTGAGTCACCATGCCGGCCTTATTATCCTGAAGCCGGGACCCCGAACGGAGGGGGGAGGTGCCCGATGGTTCACTGGTTGAAACGGTAATTACGTGGTGAGAGAGGGAAAGGGGGAGAGTCGTCGCGTGGTCCTTCGGGGCCGTTGGAGCTATAGTGTGCCCCCGGCTTCGGCCGGAGCAGGCCATGGGCAGTCCGCCCGGGTGCACTGGCGATTACAGAGCGCGATTGCCTACGACTGTACGGTCCCCGTATCAATGATCCACGTCCCAGGATACCAGGCGTAAGTGGAGGTACTGTGAGAGGCTGGGTGGTCCTTGGGGGCCGGTGGAGTGTCAGCAAATCCGGGTCGACTATGGAAACGGTCGGACCTAGGTCAAGGTGGAGTTGATGGAGGCTCGTGGAAGCACGTTACGACCAGTATGTGTTACGCGGCCGCCCCTGGTCGAGGGGGGGGCACGAGTTCTCCTGATGAAAACACCTTTCCGGTGGACACCTGACACGACCGGCACCTGGGGGGATCCTGGCACGACGGGAACTCCTTGCCAGCCACGTAGTGGTGCCAAACTTCGAAGGGAGCGGCCATCCTAGCGGTGCGTAGGGAGAAAGGGGCGGGTGGGGTCTGAGCGGCCCCCCTCGGCCGGGTAGGAGGCGGGTCGGCCAAGCCGTGTGCCCGTTACTGCACGGGGGTTTTACTCTTCCTTCCCCCAGTCTACAAAGGAAGCTGCGCGGAATCACGTTAGGGATAGCGCCGTAGCAGAACGTCCCAGGTTGCTCCAGCCTTAACTGGGGGGGGTCCCGCACCGCATTGACGGGACCTCTATCAAGCGAACCCACCTAGCTCCGGGTGGGCCAACTCTGCCTCCAAAAGTCTTCGGACATTGGGCCTGGGGGCGGACCTAACTGGTACTGACTACTTGCCG